TTCCAAGAGCGGGTAGAACTCCGTGGCGCTCGTGTCAAAGACGCCCACGGTGATGTAGTTCGTGGCGTCCTGATTCTGGATCCGACAGAGACCGGGCGTCGCCAGCTCGGATAGGCCCACATCGACCCCGGCTACCGTTGCGGTGATCTTCCCGCCCGCGGGCCCGCTCGTGGCCGCCACGTCGGCGCGGAAGTCCGATGGACGGCTCTGGTAGTCTATGTGGATTACGTCGCCCGCAGTGTTCGTCTTGCGGATCTGTAGGGAGGTACGGATAGTAGCTTCGTCGGCCATGTCTTCGGGCCTCCGTCAGAGTGTCGTCGGGATGCCGAGCGCCAGGAAGTTGCTCTCGGGGTAGTATTCGACGGTGATCTTGTTCACGTCGCTCTCGCCGTCCGCCGGGGCCCCGGGGTTCGACGCGCTCAAGGGCGTCGTGGTGTTCTCTCCGGACCGATCTTTGTAGGCGATGTAGTGCATCGGATTCGTGGGGTCCGGAGCGGTCCCGCAGATACTCGTCAGGTCCCACACGGGGGACAGACAGTCGCCGACCTTCACCCACTGACCGCTGAGTACCCTGCTGCCCTCGTCCAGGAGCCTGCGGTCGTGAATACTCATCACGGCGCCCAGTTCATTCGTGAACGTTCCCGCGCTGAACTCGAAGGTTCTCGTGTAGAAGAATCCACAGGACCCATAGACCTTTCGCTCCCAGACCACGTTGTCAAGCTTGACGCACCTCGTGGGCAGACCCCAGAGAGGCGCGTTATTCACCGTGTCGATCATAGGGGCGAACAACTCAAGGTTCAGGTACGCGACGTTCTGCTCGATCTTCACGGTGGCCCGACTGGCGTCGAATTCTGCGCCCCGCAGCTTCTCCATGGACGTAGAGCGGATCGGACTCCCACTCCTGTCGAACGCCGGCTCCCACTTCTCTTTGGTAAATGACCCACTGATCTTCATCGGCTCCAGTAGTGGGTCCTCGATGGGAATATCCTGGCACCGCCTCTGAGATTTCGTGGAGAAGATGAAAGTACATTTCCAGTACCTGTGCGGGTCCCCCTCCTTCTCCTGCCAGGGGTCGGCGGACGGGTTCGGCTGGCAGAATGCCCATGGATCACAGTCGTTGCCCTGGACCCAGATCGCTCCGGGGTAGGGTAATCCCGGAGCGGCGAGGGCCGTCTGCGGCCCGTCCTCGGAGTCCGTCGTCTCGACGAGGTACGAAACCGTGTATTCCCGGTGCCCGTCCTCCTTGCCCGAACGACGCCAACTGAGCCTAGTACCTCGTACAGAAGCAGACATCAGCTTATCCCTGCGGGGGCTAGAGTCACGGGATCACCCTTCCAGTGATTGATAGCTAGCCGCTTTATCTCTTCGAGAGCGTTCGCGGCCCGGGCCATGTCCAGTCCCATATCCTCCCCCTCCTCGGCGGCCGCGCCTCCGGCCGCGACTGGAACCATTGGCTCGGCGCTCCGCATCATCATGGACTTCGCTATCCGGGCGCTGGCCTCCATGCTGCCGAACTCCGCCGCCTTGATCTCGACGAACTTATAGGGGATGACGACCGGTTTAGCTTTGGCCGCTTCTCCTACCTCCTTGACCCCTTCCTCGAACTCGGAGAACATTCGCTCCATGGCGGCGTCGATCTGGACCCCCTTGAGTCGCTCCTTCAGGCCCTCGATCCTATCATCTCGCGCCTTGAATTGTTCAGCGAGTCCGCCCGCCCAATCGAGGTTCTTGTTTCTCTCCGCCTCCCGGGCGATCGCCGCCAAGGCTTCGTCCGCCTCCTGAAATATCTTCACCTGATTCTTCAGGTAAGCCTCTTCCGCCCCCTTCTTGAAGGGCCATCCAAAATCGCTCGGAGCCGACCAGGCCGCCTGGACGACCGCCTTCAACTTGGTCCACCAGGTCTCCACCCTGGGCCATGCTTCCGTGAGCGTCTTGGCCATCCAATTGACAAAGCTGAGCCATATCTCGCTGAGAACCCTCGTCTGCTCCAGCCAAATCTTCTGTAACTGGAGCCAGAATATCTCAGCGGCTAGAGCTACGTTGCCCGCGGCCAGAGCATCGACCATCGCGTCGAGCGCGGGCTGGATGTCCCTCGCCAGCTCCTGCCATTTCTCCTTGAACCAGCCGAGGATCGGGCTAACAAGAGACTTCCAGTCCACGAACATGGTGCCAAGTAAGACGACGGCCGCTGTGACTGCTCCCAGGGGCGTGAGTATAAATCTGATCGAGGAGAAGAGCAATCCGAAGGCCCCTGTCACCAGCCCGATGATCGGGCTCAGGACCATGAGGGCGATGGGAAGTAGGGTGATCACAGCCAACGATGCCATGACGATCGCCACCCATCTCTTCGTGGCATCGCTCAATTTAGTGAACCATCGGGAGAAGTCTCTCACGCCTTCGATCATGGGCTGGAGCCAGGCGGCGAAGACCTTACCGATCTCCTCCCAGGCGTTGCCAACGGCTACCTTCATCCGAGTCATCGAGCCACTGAAGGTCCCCGCTACGGCCTCCGCCACGGCGAAGCTCTTAGCCAGCAACTCGTTCGCCTTGGCGACCTTCTCGATCGGGTCTTTTATCGACCGCAGGATGGGGAAGTACCGGCCGAGGCGATCGACGTTTCCCTGCTCAAGGCCGGCGGCCATGCGGACCGCCCCCTGCGCCCCGATCCCGAAGGCTTCCCCCATCCCGATGGCGTTCTTGATTACTCGCTCCGCAGCCTCGCCGGTGATCCCCATCGTCTCTGCGGTCTGGAGCATGGCTATGACCGCGTCGTCCTCTTGGGTCGTCACATCCTGCATCTGGTCGGCGAACGCCTTGTATCGAGCCATCGTGGAGTCTACGGCTTTTCCGTTCGCCTCCAGCATCGCCCGCAACTTGACTTCCGCCAGCTCGGCTTCGCCCCAGCCGCCCAGAGCCTGGCGGCCTAGCTGCATCATCTTACGCCCGAGGCCCATCAGGACTGAGGCTGCCAGGTTCCCGTACATCACGGTACTGGCGCTGAGCTGCTGGACGGCGCCCGTAGATTGAGTCACGGCGCCGCGGAGCATGTTCTGGTAGCTCGCGCCGTTACCTGTCAGGCGGACGATCAGGTTACCGACTTCAGTCCCTTCCATCCTTCTTTCCTCGCTTGCCCAGTCCCACGGACATCTTCCAACGGGCTTTAGTCATCTTGGTCTTCTGAATTGCAGGAACGACTCCTACCGCCCTCCTCTCGAACTTGATCTTGAAGTGATCCAGGTTTACCGATCTAGAGTTCTTGACGTTGCCCCGACGTATCTCCGCGGCGGTCTGCATCCGGTAGTAGTCCGACCTGTCGGGCTCGTTCCACTCCCGCCCGATCCATCTCAGCGCCTCCTGGAACTGTCGGTGAGTCCAGGTCTTGAGGATCGTCCAAGGGTCCAGGCCGAACGTCTTCGCTACGCGGAAGGATCCGTCGTAGCGTCCCGGGCGTTTGGGTCGAGTCCCTCTCGCTTCTTAGCGTCAGCTAGCCGCTTCCCCAGCTGCTCGACGGTCTCCTCGCGGAGGTCGCTGATCTCCTTGGCCTTCTCCGCCAGGGGCTTGACGACGCGGGAGCCCCAGCCGCGGATCGTGGCTAGGGACACCATCTTCCGGTCCTCCGCCGTGACCATGCAAAGGGACAGTAGCAAGGAGTCCGTCTCCGCTAGATTCTTTACCCCAATAGGTTTGCCGCTCTCGCCCAGGACCGCGGCTGCCATCGTCGCGTTGCGCCAGATAATGGACGCGCCCTCCGTAGCCTCGCATAGGACGTACTCCTTGCGCCGCACGGAGACGGGGATTTCGATGGGCTCGTCGTCAAAGATCATCTTTTCAAACATAGCAAAGCTCCTCTTTTGAGCAACCAGGGTGATCACGTACCCGAGACTTCCGTCATGATGGGTCCTTCCTCCGTGTGGGCCACGGGGTCGTAGTTGGTCGGGACGACCGTGACCGTCGCTTCGGGTGGCGTACCCTCGGCCAGCGGGCCCGGGTCAAACTTCTGCAAGTAGCCGTAGAACGCCAGCGTGCTCCCGTCGGCGAACGTCACCGTGACCGTCGTCTCGACGTTGCGGATCGCCAGGATCTCGTCGTAGACGTCGGGGTCATAGGCCGCCGTGAAGGTCATCGGGGTCAACGTGGAGAGCGATCGAGGACCGGTCGTGCGCCAGACGGTGTTGTGCATCGTCGTGGTGTCGATCGGCTCCCCGCCGTCGATCCCGGGAGGAGTCACCTCCTTCTCCCAGAGGGAGATGTCTGTGTCTACGGCGAAGGTGACCAGAGCTTGATATCCGTCGGGCAACTTGATCCCGAGGGGCGTCCCACGAACGGTAGGGGCGGGTGCGGTCATATCTATCTCCTGTCTAGGAAGTCTGCCTCAGCGCTACTAAGGCATTGATGGTGAACAAACGTCTGTCGCTCGCGGGGCTCTCTCGCCCCAGCGGTATCACGCCGGTGGTCCTGGTGATGGCATAGATCAGGTAGACTGAATCGCCGGCCGTCCCGGCGTTGTCTATGCTCACGCCCTCCAGGGTCGTGTACTTGTCCAGGGCGATCGCTATCTCGTTGGCCTTTGCATACCCCTCCTCGTGCGTGTTCGCCCGCAGCATGACCTGGAACCCGTAGTGCTCCTGCCTCTCGTCGTCCGGGGAGGTGCGTCCGGAGTCTCTCCCGGCCGTGTCGGTCAGGACCATCATCTCATCCGGAGAATCCGGCACGCGACCGACGTAGGCAGGCCACGCCCCGCCGTCTGTATGCATCGTGGCGAAGGACAGGTCCACGAGGAGCTGCCTCACTACGTCTGCCGGCGAATGGTCCAACGATCCACTCATATCCTCGTCTGAACCTTTTTAGCCCTCTTCTCTGCCCTCTTGACAAGCTTTGAAGAACGAACGGCGTCAGACTTCGCCCGCGCGATCGCTGCCGCAGCGTCGGCCTCACTCTCGATCGCCGTGAACGCGCTGGCCCTCAAGGCCGTCGTGTCTACGGGGACGATCTGTTGACTCTCGCGCTGGAGCCGAAGCCCCGCGACGAGCAGCCCCTTCAGCAGCGACTTGCCTCTGGCCACGACCTCCGCGACGATGCTCTGGATCGTCTTGCTCATCTCCCTGGCCGGAGTCTCCAAGTACTTCCACTGCCCCACCTTGTGACTGGCCGGCTTCTCGTGGACGGGCACGGCGTAGCTCTGGGTGTAGCCAACGATCACAGCGCCGTCGTCCTGCTGCTTGGACTTCTTTGCCAGTCGTTCCAGGTTTGCTTTTAGGGTCGTGAGACCTTCGACCTTCATTCTGTCGCCACCTCGAACTCCACGTACTTGACCAGCGTCTGCGCGGGAGTCGCGTCCGTACTCACCGTGATCTTGATCGTGTAGGGGCTTCCCGCTACGAGCTGCCCCGACACGCGGAACTGGACGGCGTGGCCGATCGGTACGGGCTTTCCGTTGACCGTGAGGGCTGCCGTGCTGATCGTCTTGTTGGTGATCGTCAGATCGGTCGTCGTCTCCTCCGTAACTAGGGGCGTACCTGTAAGAGACTCTCCAGCGTCCAGGACCCCGACGAAGGACACTGCGAAGTTGCGGGTCTCCCCTACGGCCAGCGTCGGCACTTCGGGGGCGGTGTTGTGCTGCATCAGTCCTCCTCCCTGGCCGCGAAGTGGGGCCTGTCTCTCAGCAACGTATAATGGATAGGCCCCCCTGATGCATTGAAGTGGGGCCGATTCGTCGTGAGGGATAGCTCCACTCCCTCCCTCGTTAGGACATATCCAGAACCTTCGGAGAAGGGCGGCCACAGACCTACGATCCTGTTCAACTTCATGACGGAGCCCCTAGCGTCTCAGTTCCGGACCCGTCGTCTGCGATCGTCTGGGTCGTTACGACGGCCCCCGTCTCCTTCTTGAC